CAGTGGAGGTTTTTCTCCAGCAGAAGGTCAAAAGGGCGGAAATACAACTTCAGGTTCAGGTGGAGCAGGTGGTGGTGGTGGTGGTGCTACTGCCGATGGTGCAACTGCTGGCACAAATATGAGCGGAACAAATAACTACGGAACAAACGGAGGTTCAGGAGCCACAGCATTTTCATCTTGGGCTTCTGCAACTGGAACAGGTTCATCTTCTGCCTATGCAGGTGGTGGCGGTGGTGGTGCAATTCTAAATGGTTACAGTGGCGGAAATGGTGGATCTGGCGGTGGCGGTCGTGGTGGTATTGGTGGATTTGTAAGTGGTGACAATGGAGTTGCAGGAACAACAAACACTGGTGGCGGTGGCGGTGGATCTGGTTATGAAGGTGCTGGTGGCGGATCAAACGGCGGTTCAGGAATTGTCATTGTTCGTTATTTGAAATCGGCGGTGTGATGATGTCTCATTGGGCAGAAATAGATTCAACAAACAAAGTTCTTCGAGTAACTGTTGGTGATAACAATGATCCAAACGGCGATGAAGGCTACCAATGGCTCATCGACAATCTTGGCGGAACTTGGATCAAGACTTCTTACAACGCAGCAACAAATGGTTTTCGAGGCAAGTTCGCAGGAATTGGCGACACTTATGATGCCGACAAAGACATTTTCGTAGCACCAGAAATATCCACACCTTCCGAACTCTAGGAGATACTTATGCCAATTTCATCTGCTCAAGTAACAGTCACAACTGCTGCAACCCTCTTGGTCGCAGCCGATGCCAGCGCCGAGCAAGTCAACTTTCACTCATCGTCAGGAACTATCTATCTCGGCGATGCAAATGTGACTTCCTCAACTGGCTATCGCATGGACAATGGCGACAAGATTGTTTTGCAAAACCATGAAACTGCCATCTATGGAATCACTTCAACAGGCTCGGCGACAATGAGCGTTTTGGTCATAACCAAATGAATTCAGATGTTGCAACGATTATCTATTCCTATTTCTTTGTGACGGCGGCAGTTCTTGCTGGCATTGGTGTAATTGCCAAGCACACAATCCGCACTCACACAGATGAACTCAAGGATCAACTTTCAAGAATTACTTATGCGCTTTACAACGAAGGACAAACTGGACTCATCAACAAGGTTGATCAGTTGATTGAGAATCAAAATCTCATCAAGATTGATGTTGAAGTGATGAAGGCAAGGGCAGAATCTAAGCCAAGGACAAGAGCCAAGTGAGCCTGATTTCATCAAATGGCTGGACAGCCTCAGCCAAAGAAGCGGAAATCGGCATCAAAGTCTTCACAGTTATCGGCGGCGCAAAGCCAGTCAAACTTCGATGCGCGGCATCTGTTGCTCCATTGCTCATTGCAGCTTGCAAGGAATGGAATGAACGAGTCGAGAAGTTAGAACCAGGACAAGTTCAGGGATACGCCTTCCGCGATGTTCGCGGTGGCGTTGGAACTTTATCCAATCACGCCTCTGGCACTGCTGTTGACATCTTCCCTGCTCGACATCCTCAAGGCAGCGCCGATGGCAACTTGAGCAAAGATCAACAAGTTGCAATCTTAGACATTTGCAAGAAATACGGACTCCGATCAGGTGGCACTTACAAGAACGCAAAGCCTGACTGGATGCACATCGAAATCAATATCACGCCAGAGCAAGCAGCGAAACTCGTTGCCTCTTTGAAAGGAAAATGATGAAGTTCAACAATAAAGTTCTCGAAATGTGGGGAAAGTGGTTTGTGGGAAATGCAATGACAGCAGTTGTCATCATCGGCAAATCTCCACTTGATTTCTCAGCTCACGATTGGAAGCAAGCAGCAAATGCAATTTGGCTTTCAGTTGTTCCAGTCGTTATCGCTTGGGCTAACCCAAAACACGAACTGACGATTACAAAAGCCAAGGGATAACCTTTGAACATTCAGGGATTGACCCTCAACCCTGAGTCTAAACAGGCAGCAGCACTTCTCGCCGAGAAAACCTTCGAGCGCTATCGCAACAATCCTGGACATTACAGGAACACAGCGAACAGCCATCTTGTCGGTCATCTCGGCGAATTTGCTGCATTCATTTGGCTTCGAGACAACGGCTTTGAGCCAGAGGCAGCCTTCTCTGATCCCGACAAGGACAAAGAAGCTGACATCTCAACCAATGTCGGGCGCATTGAGGTCAAAACTTGGTCGGAAAGATATTGGGAGCAATGGGGTCGCTGTGTCTCAGTTTCCCAGTATGCTTCCATCAAGCGGAAGGCAGACTTCATCTTCTGGTTATCAGTTGATGAGGTAGATTCCGAAACACCAAAAGTTGCTTTCAGGGGTTGGTGCGAGGTTGGCATTTTCGAGGGAATGTCACCGATTATGACTGGGGATCCTGGCAGAGAAGTCAGGAATTACCAATTGCACCCATCCCAACTGAAGCCAGTTGAAGAGATGGAGAAATTGCATGGATCGAGAAGAGACCTTGAAAGAGGCAATTCGCCTGACAATGGGCGATCGAAATGAATCTTATGATGACCCATTTGCCAATCACACAAGGATTGCAAAGATTTGGTCGGTCATTCTAGGCATTGAAGTTGATGCAACTCATGTTGCGCTCTGCATGGCAGGACTCAAACTTGCTCGGCTTGCTTACAAATACGATGATGATTCCTTCATTGATCTTTGCGCTTATGCCGCGATCGCGAATGAGGTTCGCCGATGAGAAATCTTGTTGTGCTAGTTCCTAGCCGAAATCGACCACAGAACATTGCCGATCTGATTCAAGCCTTTGAGGATACCGAGACAGAATCTGATCTGATTGTCATTGTCGATGACGATGAACCACAGATGGATGCTTATTTGCAGCTCGGTTGCGATGTGCTGATGGTTGAGAAGAAGGGCAAGGGAATGGCAAAGCCATTGAACTTTGCAGCTCGTCACTATGCTCACAAGTACCGACATTTTGCATTCCTTGGCGATGATCACAGACCACGCACAAAGTACTGGGATCTTCTATTCATCAACGCGCTCGATGAACTAGGCACTGGCTTGGTCTATGGAAACGACTTGTTGCAGGGTGAGAATCTTGCAACTGCTGTGGCAATGTCTGGCGATATTGTCAACGCTCTGGGTGGCATGGTTCCCCCAGACATGATTCACTTATATTTGGACAACTTCTGGATGACACTCGGCAAAGACTTGAATGCTCTCCGCTATATCCCAGAAGTTGTCCTTGAACATTTGCATCCTGTTGCTGGCAAAGCCGAATGGGATGAAGGTTACAGAGATGTCAATGCTGAAGAGGTTTATTCAGCCGACAAGAAGGCACTCGATGACTATCTTGCCAGCGATGCTTATTCCAAACTTCTTGAGGCACTTAGATGAAAATTCTTATCACTGGCGATGCTGGATTCGTAGGCAGAGCATTTCGCAGGAAGTTTGAAGCAGAAGGTCACGAGATAGTCGGCATCGATATTGCAAACAAATTGCCGATGGATGCTCGTGACTTCTTTCGCAAGGAAAACACTTACTTTGACAAAGTGATTCATCTTGCAGCAGTTGTCGGCGGTCGCAAAATGATCGAAGGTTCCCCACTGGCTTTGGCTGTGGACTTGTCGATCGATGCTGAAATGTTCGGTTGGGCGCTTCGAACAAAGCCTGGCTGCATCACTTACTTCTCATCTTCGGCTGCTTATCCAACAGCTCTGCAAACTGCCGATGTCAGTCAGATATTGAAAGAATCAGATATTGACTTGAATGAGATCAAGACTCCAGACATGACTTATGGTTGGGCGAAGTTGACTGGCGAAATGCTTGCATCTCATGCCAGAGCGCAGGGATTGACTGTTCATGTTTATCGACCATTCTCAGGATATGGAACTGATCAAGCACTGGACTATCCATTCCCTTCATTCATAGCTCGTGGGCTAAGGAAAGCTGATCCATTTGAAATTTGGGGAACTGGCAACCAATGTCGAGACTTCATTCACATTGATGATGTCGTGGCAGGTGCTGAGGCAGGATGCGCGGCTGGCATTGAAACCGCCAACCTCTGCTCTGGAATTGCCACCTCATTCAATGACTTGGCGCAGATCGTGGCAAAGGTCGCTGGCTACGAGCCACGCTTCCAGAACCTACCTGCCGAGCCTTCAGGGGTCGATTACAGGGTTGGAGACCCCACTTTGATGAATACCTTCTACACCCCACAGATAAGCCTTGCAGAAGGCATCCAACGCGCTTTTGCTGGCTTGAGCTGATCCTCGCCCAAGCTCGCCAGCAAAATAGAAAAGACCCCCATCGGCTCACGCTGATGGGGGTCTTTTCGCTCATTGTGGGACAAATCACGACACGCAGATGGAAGCTGAAATGGTTCTTGATTTGACTTGTCGGGTGTAGCATTTATTCCAAGAGAAGGAACAAGGATCCTTCACCAAGGCGAGGAGCTTCAAATGCTTGAATGTAACAACTGCAAAAAAGTAGTAGAAATCATTGCTCACACAACTCGTGGCAAAGTAGCTGTTTCACTTTGCCTAGACTGCATCAAAATTCCATTGGATCAATTCAATGTGAAGGCGGTTGCATAATGTCAATTTTTCAAGTTCGTCTTTTTATCAACAATCAATGGCGCACAATACGCACTTATGCTATCCGCTCGGAGGCGGAATTATTTGCAAGCCTACTTCTCCCAGAATGGGACATCAAAGAAATTTCTTTAGAAGAAGCAAATGCAATGGTTGGTGCCTAATGGCGATCACACTAGAAGTCACTCTCCAGGATCTCTCATTCCTTTACACCGCAAAGATGAAATGGGACTCAGACTTTGCAACTCAGATTCCACGCTTTGAATCAGTCAATGGCGATGCGATCAACAACAACTTTCGCAATGCCTACTGGCTGCCTGACTGGATCAGCGTGATGATCTTCCGCACCTACTTCAACTCAGTGGACAGCGAGTTCCAGATCCTTATCGACAACGCCGATGGCATCGATCCTTATGTCGTACTTTGTGGATGGGAACTCTGATGGCTAAAAAGAAATGGTTCAATGTTCTTTTAGAACAAAGCAAAACAATTCGCATTTATGCCGAAGATGAATTTGAAGCGCAAAATAAAGCAGAGGAAAAAATGGGAAATTTATGGATGGCTAATCAAGTTTGGGAGGAAAAAAATGAGCCGCGCAACTAGCCAGGAGTTTGAAGTCTGGAAAGCAGACTGCATCGCCAATCCTTCCAAGCTCGATGCCTTGCCAAAGAGCGTTGCTCAGTTCTGGCGCAAGCAGTTCGGCATCAGCGCAACAGTTATCAACATCAGCTCGGCTCGCAGCTTGAGCAAAGGCGTTGGAATCTCAATCCAAGTTGACGAGACTTCCAACATCGATCAGGTCATTGACTTCGCCTTCCGCTTGCAGATGATGCTCGGCTCTGGCGCTATCGATCAAGAAATGTGGCAAGCAGGAACCCAATCAATCCAGTTCTGGCTCAAGTCTAATCAAATGACTTGGGCGCAGTTCCTCTCAACTATGAAAGAGCAGGTTGCTTCATGAAATATCTTGTTCTCTTATTCGTTGCAACTCTGACATTCATCTCGCTAGTTCTCTGGCTTGATGTCATATTCAACAAAGATGATGACTTCCTTGAGGTTGAGGAATGGCACAACTTTCAATCAAAGATGGGGAAGAAATAAATGGGAATCGATGTCGCACCAATAACAGTTGCCTGGATCCTGTTCATCATAGGATTTTCAATCATTGCTTATCTAGTCGGCGGGTTCGTTCAGTGGGACAAGCGAAACGAGCAAGTCAAGGCGTTGAAGTCTGACTTGCTTTATGCCTACCAAGAAGCTGAGGATCTCCGCGAAGTCATTCAATCTTGCGCTTGCCGATCCAAGCGCAACCCTTCTGTGACGGCGTAATGTCAAAAGCCAAGCAGAAGGGAACTGCTGCCGAGTCAGCGCTCGTCAAATTCCTCGTGGGACAGGGTTTTCCTGGCGCGGAACGGCGAGCGCTGACTGGAGCAAATGATCAAGGTGACATCACTGGCATTCCTGCTCTTTGCATGGAAGTCAAGAATCATGTCACCTACAAAATCCCTGCTTGGCTCAAAGAGACCGAGATCGAGCGAATCAATGCCAAGGCTGACTTCGGCATTCTTATCGTCAAACCAAATGGAATTGGCATGACCCCAGACAAAGTTGGAAAGTGGTGGGGCATCATGCCGATGCAAGCAATGATGGATCTCTTGCGTGATGCAGGTTATGGAGACCCAAGGTGACACTTATTGCTTTGCTAAATGCTCCATCATTTCCAGAAGCCAAATGTGTCGAGGGAGATCCAGATTTCTTCTTTCCTGACTCAAAGGTAGAATGGGAAGAGCGCCTTCCGCGCCTTCAGGAGCTGTGCAGCAGTTGCATCCACAAGACTGCTTGCCTTTTATTCGCAATCAACAACCAAGAGACAGATGGATTCTGGGGAGGAATGACCCCACAGGAAAGAGAACATCTGATGACAAAGAAGGAGGATGGAACCAGAAGGTTCAGGGAGATTCAGGAATACCTATCAAGAGGCTTGACCAAGGAAGAAGTTGCTCAGAAGTTGAAGATTCAGATTGCTTCACTTGAGCGAACTTTGGAAAGAGCAAAGAGGAAAGGACTTGATCAATGAGTCGTTCAGTTTCATTGACCATCATCAGCTTTGGAATGGTTTGCCTGATGGTCGCAAGTAGCATCACAAATGGATTGGTTTTCACAAACTCATCCAGCAAAGTAGAAGTTGTCATTGTCCAGGCAAAGCCTGTTCTCAATGATAAACAAAAGGTGCAGGAGTTCGTTCATGAACTTATGATCAAACGCCAAGCCGATTGCCTTCTTTGGATATTTACCAAGGAAAGCAATATCAATCCGAAATCCAAGAACAAGCATTCCTCAGCCAAAGGAGTAGGGCAGCTCTTGGATTCGACATATAGGAACATCGGTCTGAAGCATTCAGCCGATCCACTTGCTCAGGTAGTCGCATCGATTGCCTACATCTCGCGCCGATACGGAACAGGCGGCGCTTGCAAAGCCAAAGCCTTTTGGCTCAAGAATTCTTACTACTGAAAGGAAACAGGGGAAATGTCAACACAAATCAATCTTGAAATGGTTGATCTCGATTCAACAGCAGCAGCATTCCTGACTGCCTACATCGAAGCGAAAGCAAAGATGAAGGAATGGTCGGAGAAGGCTGACATCGCTCGCCAGCAAGTTGAGGCAGCGATGGGTGATTGTGAGGTCGGCTTGGTCAATGGTCGTGAGGCGGTTCGCTGGACAACAGTTGAATCAAATCGCATCGATACCAAGAAGATTCGTGAACTGCTACCGCCAGAGATGGTTGCAGCAATCGAAGTCACAACCATTGCTCGCCGATTCTCCATCGTGGATGAGGACTGATGTTCACACCGCTTGGAGATGATGCAACAAACCTTGCTGACAGGATCAAAGATGTTGTCAACAATCGCTCAGCCAATGCGCCTCGCTCACAGCAAAAGCGCATTGGTTTGAGCGAGGTTGGCGAAATATGTGTCAGGAAGAGTTCTTACAAGCTGCTCGACTGGGAGAAAACAAATCCAGCGACCGATCCTTGGGCAAGTATTTCAGGCACTGCAATTCACACTTGGCTTGCCAATGCCTTCGAGCAATATCCTGACCAGTATCTTGTCGAGCAAAAGGTGCAGGTCACAGATGAACTCAGTGGCACTGCCGATCTCTTTGATATTACAAACAAGACTGTCATCGATCACAAATGCGTTGGCGCAACTGCAATGAAGTCTCGCAAGAAATCTGGAATGACTCATCAGCAAAGAGTTCAGATCAATCTCTATGGGCTTGGCTTTGAGAAGGAAGGCAGAGATGTGCAGAAGGTTGCACTCGCCTTCTATCCTCTCGGCGGCAGACTTGATGGGCTTTACACAATTGTCGAGCCTTATGATCGCCAACTGGCACTAGATGCAATTCAAAGACTTGAAGACACGCAAGTTC